TTACAGACGTAAAAAAGATTATGAGTATAACATAACATTTTCTAAAGATACTGTTAGAAAAGCGTCTGAATTATACTTAAAGTCATTAAGAAACAATAACACAACTTTAGAACACCAAACATTAACAAGTGGTGTATCTGTTATAGAATCTTGGATAGTTGAAGATGAGAGAATGGATAAATCTAATATATATGGTTTAAATGCTAAAGAAGGTTCTTGGGTAGTAACTATGAAAGTAGACAATGATGCAGTATGGCAAGACATTAAAGATAAAAAGTATTTAGGACTTTCTATTGAAGGTATATTTTCTGATAAGGTTGAGATGAGTAAAGATGAAATGACTGATGAAGAAAAGTTAAATAAGATAATAGAAATTCTAAAGCAAGAATCTGTAGAATTAAAAACATACAACGATTATCCACAAGCAGCAAGAAACAATGCTAAAAGAGCCTTAAAATGGAAGAAAGAGAATGGTTCAAGCTGTGGTACTTCAGTTGGTTGGACAAGAGCAAATCAGTTAGCGAATGGTGAATCATTAAGTAGAGATACAATAGCAAGAATGGCATCATTTAAAAGACATCAACAGAATAAAGATGTTCCTTATTCGGAAGGATGTGGAGGTATTATGTGGGATGCTTGGGGTGGAAGTGCTGGTGTTAATTGGGCGATAAGTAAATTAAAAGAAATAGATAATGAGTAAATTAATAGTTCGTAGAGGTTTAGACTTTCAATAGAACTAAAACTTAAATAGTACCAATACAAATGACTAAACGCACAAGATACGAGGTATATTCTGACAGAATGACTACTGCCGAAAGATTATCATCTGAGGTAAGAAACGGAATAATTGTTTATGATACTGACCAAGAATCTTTCTATAAAGTTGTTAATAATGTTTGGGTAAAGGATAGTGATGGAAGTACCTCAAAAGGTTGGGGTAGGTATGATGACACTCAATGGACATCTTCTAATAAATTAGAATTGTTAAATGGTGTTAGTTCTGTTCTAAGTAACAATGCAGGAAACGTAGTAAGAAGTTCTGAAGATATAAATTATTATAACGGAACAACTAATAAGGTTTTAGCAGATAACGAAAATGAATTATATATAGCTACAGTTGTATTTAAGTATTCAAGTTCTAACGCAAACCAAACGTTTCTTAGGTTACAATTAGAGGGTGGAAATGGAACACCATACGAAAGGTTAGGTTCTGATATTTCAATACCTAAGGGTAATAATATAGAACACGAGTTTCATATGGTATTTCAATATTATGCAGATTATGAATTTGTAAATAGTGGTTCACAATGGAAGATTATTTCTACTGGAGGTAATGCTTTTATTTGGGATATTATTTTTTTTATAAGTAAAATACAAAACAATCATTAATGGCTAAACAAGCAGAATACTGTAAATGTCTTAATACATACACAAGAACAAAGTGTAAAAAGAAGAAGTGTAAACAACACCCTATATGGAAGCAAGGCATTGGTTTTATAGGGGGTAAAGGCACTACAGAAGAATAAAAACGATATAATAAAAAAACAATAACGTTATATAATTATAAAACAGATTAATACAATGAAGAATCAAGAATTAAACACTTTAGACAAAATTAAGGAAGTCTTAGGTCTTTCTGTAGAGAAAGAAACTAAAGAGATTGAAGTTAAAGATGAAGTTGTTTTAAACGAAGATGTGAAGCAAGAAGAACCTAAACAAGAAGAAGAAGTTAAGGTTGAAGTAAAATACGCTACACAAGAAGAACTTGCAGAAGTTGAAAGCAAGTTTATGAATATGTTTAAAGCATTTTTAGAAGAAGCTAAAAAAGAAGTTAAAGAAGTTCCACAAGAATTATCATCTCAAAAAGAAGAGGTTAAGGAAGAAGTGGAATTAAGTGAGGTAAAGGAGATTGTACATTCTCCAGAAAATGTAGTAGAAAAGAAAGAGGTTAAGTTTAGTAAACCTTTATCTGCTATGACACCTCAAGAAAGAATTTATCAAATGTTAAATAATAAATAAAAATAAGAAATGGCAACAACTACAAGTATAACAACTACTTATGCAGGGGAATCAAAAAATCAAATTATCTCTGCTGCTTTATTAGCAGGAAACACTCTTGCTCAAGACGCAATCACTTTTAAACCTAACATCGTAGGTAAAGAGGTTGTAAGAAGATTAGAAACTGATGGATTAATTAAAGGTGCTACCTGTGATTTTTCAGATACTTCTACTATCACATCTACAGAAAGAATTATTGAACCTAAAGAGTTTCAAGTAAACTTAGAGTTATGTAAGACTGATTGGTTTAATGATTGGAATGGTTATCAAATGGGTGGTTCTGCTCATAGAAATATGCCTTCTACTATTCAAGAGTATATCTTACAGTATGTAGCTGCTAAAGTAGCACAAACTAACGAGAACTCTATTTGGTCGGGTGTTGATGGTGCAGACAATTATGATGGTTTCGCTACTTTATTAGCTGCTGACGCTAACTTACCTGCTGCGAACGAAGTAACAGGAACTACTGTAACTTCTTCTAACGTTATCGAGGAAATGGGTAAAGTATATGCAGCTATTCCAAAGGCATTATTTGGTTCACCAGAACTTTCTTTATACGTTTCACAAGATGTTTATAAGCATTATGCAATCGCTTTAGGTGGTTTTGCATCAGGAGGTCAAGGTGCTAATGGTATCAATGCACAAGGTTTAAACCAAGCATTCCAAGGATTACAGTTTGCAGGTGTAAACGTATTTATGGCAAATGGATTACCTGCTAACACTATGATTTTAGCTGAAAAGTCTAACTTATGGTTTGGTACTTCTATCGCTTCGGATTGGAATGAATGTCGAATTTTAGATATGTCTGATTTGGACGGAAGCAAAAATATCAGAGTAATAATGAGATTTTTAGCAGGCGTTCAGTATGGCGTTGCAGAGGATATCGTAACTTACGGAATCGTAAACGGGGCTAACTAATAATTAGCTTTTAATAAAAACTATAAGGGTAGGTAGAGTTATCTACTTGCCCTTTTTTAATTAACAATAAAAAAATAATAAATAATGGCTTGTGATATATCAAGAGGTAGATTAGAACCTTGTAAAGACAAAGTAGGTGGTATCAATAAAGTGTATTTTGTAAACAACGGAGATTTAGGTGCTATTACTTACGATGCAACAGATACCGATGTTATTGACACTGTAGCAGGAACACCATCTGCTTATGAATTTGAAGTAAGAGGTGCATCTTCTTACACAGAAACACCTACATCAAGTAGAGAAAACGGAACAACATACTTTGAACAAGTATTAGAGTTACAATTACCACAATTAAGTAAAGAAGACCACCAGACAATCAAATTATTGTCTTACGGACATCCTCACGTTATCATTGAAGATAACAACGGAAATTTCCTTTTAGCAGGATTAGAGTACGGAATGGATGTTACAGGAGGTTCTATTGCTACAGGTAGTGGTATGGGAGAATTTAACGGATATACATTAACGTTTACAGGAATGGAAAAAGTACCTGCAAACTTCTTAGGAGATACATTATCAGCAGTTGGATTTACTGTTGTTCCTGGTGTATAATATTTCTTTTACTTCCAATTTGATTAGCCCTTGTATTGATTTACAGGGGTTTTTCTTTTTAAGACGAACTAAAAAATTTATATTTCGTTATATTATTAGATAGTTTAAAAAAATGAAAATAGTACAACCTATTACATCTGAACAAGAAATACTTATTATTCCAAGAGAGTCTTTGGATTATAATAATGTTAGTATGATTATAAAAAAAGATGGACAGAGAATAACTGAAACTATAAATGACTTAGTGATGACTGAGTTAGGTAATTATTTTAGTGTAACATTTTCATCTACAATATTAGAAGAAGGTTTTGGATATTCTATAGAATTAGTAAAAGATGGAAACCTTATCTACAGAGATAAACTTTATGCTACATCTCAAACAGACTTTACAACAAAACATAAGCAATCTCAAAACAAATATACAGAGGTTGTAGACGATAATACTTACGTGATATAATATGAGCGATAAAAAAGAGTTTAAAAACAATGTTAGATTTTTAAGTCTATCATCTTATCAGACACCAGTAATTAAAGAGGAATATAACGATGATTATGTTTGCTTTGGTGAGGATAATGATTATTTTGATAGAGTATGTGATTTATACCTAAACAGTCCTACTAATGCTACTTGTATTAATGGTATATCTGATATGATTTTTGGTAAAGGGTTAGAATCTTTAAATTCTGATGACTTTCCAGAGCAATATGTAAAGATGAAGTCCTTACTTAGACCTGCTGAAATAAAGAAGCTAATTAAGGATTATTACTTATTAGGTCAAGGTGCTTTACAGATAACATACAATACAGGTAAAACTAAGATACTAAAGGTTTCTCACTTTCCAATGGAAACGTTAAGAGCAAACAAAGCACAAGAAGGTATCATAAAAAAATGGCACTATCATCCTAATTGGAGTAACAAAAAGAAAGGAGACAAAACAAAGCTAATACCTTCATTTGGGTTTGGTAGTGCTAAGGAATTAAATGAATTATATATATTCAAACCTTATAAACCTAAATTCTATTACTATGCACCTACAGAGTATCACTCTTGTTTACAGTATGCTGAATTAGAAGGAGAGGTTAGTGAATATCATATTAGCAATATACAGAATGGTTTAGCACCAAGTTTATTTATCAACTTTAATAATGGTGTACCAGATGACCAAACTCAACAGTTAATAGAGAATAAGATTAACGATAAGTTTAGTGGTACATCTAATAGTGGTAAGGCTATGATTGCTTTTAATGATGATAAAGAAAGTCAAGCTACTATAGAGCCTATACATTTACCAGATGCACACGCACAATATCAATTCTTATCTGATGAAGCAAGAGAAAAGATAATGTTAGGTCATAAGATTGTATCACCTATATTGTTAGGTATCAAAGACAATACAGGTTTTGGTAACAATGCAGAAGAATTAAGAACAGCATCTGTATTAATGGATAAGGTAGTTATAAGACCAAGACAAGATGAAATCCTTAACGGACTTAAAGAGATATTATCTTTCAACAATATTCATCAAGATTTATACTTTATAACATTACAACCTATAGAGTTTACTGCATCTGAAAATATAGCTACAAATATACGTAGAGAAGAAGAAACAGGAGAGAAGTTATCATCTGATAAAGAACAAGAAGATTTCTCTGATGAAGAAGGTGAAAACTTAATAGACCAATTAGAGGGCTTAGGAGAGGTTTTAAGCGATGATTGGGAGATGGTCTATAGTGAAGTATACAAAGATGAAAAAGAAGAGCTAAAAATGGCTGAAATCAAGTATAAAGATGGTAAGAGTAAAGAAGATAATGAAGTTTATAAAATTCGCTACGCTTATATGCCTGTACGCAATAGCAGTAAGAGTAGAAACTTTTGTAAGAAAATGGAAGGGTTAACAGCTAATAAAGTTGTGTTTAGAAAGGAAGATATTAATATGATGTCTTTTAGAGGTGTAAATAAAGAGTTAGGACATAAAGGCAGAAACTATAGCTTACTAAAATTTAAAGGTGGTAAAAACTGTCATCATTACTGGGAGTTACAAGTTTACAGAAAGAAGAGTGGCAAGAAGGTAAATTCAGAGGTAGCTTATGATAAGGGATTAACTGAACCTAACAACCCTAATGAAATGCCTATAAGACCTATAGATATGCCGAATAATGGTGGTATGTTAAGTAAAATAAGAAAAACATTTGGTTATGAATAAAGCGTTGTTTATATCAGTTAAAGACTTAAAAGATAAGTCTATTATTAGTGGAGTTGTAGATGCTGATAAAATAATACATTTTATTGAGATAGCACAAGACATTTACATACATCAGTATTTAGGTACGTCTTTATATGATAAGTTACAATCATTAATTATATCAGACACCTTAGATGATGTAGGTAATGCTAATTACAAGATATTAAGAGATAACTATATTAAGCCTTGTATGATTTGGTTTACACATATAGAATACTTACCAGAGTCTTTATTTACTATAGATAATAGTGGATTAACAAGACATAGAGGAGAGAATGAAGATGCTATAGACTTTTCAGAGGTTGATAGGTTAGTAGATAAAGCAAGAGCAAGAGCAGACTTCTATACACAGAGAATGGTAGATTACTTATGTAATAACTCTAACTTGTTTCCAGAATACTTAAACAACTCAAATGAAGATTTAAGACCTAATAGAGATAATAATAATTTTTCAAGTATAGTAATATAATGGAAAAGAAAAGGGATAGAAAGAAGGTTGGAAGTTATAAAGTAAAGGATAAGAACTTAATAAACTTAAATAAATTCTATAAAGAAAAAATTAAAGAATGGCAACAAACACAATAAATTGGGGTAAAATATATGACTCTACTTGGTGGGGTAGTGGAGTAATAAACAACATCTCTTGGGGTATTGTTTATTATAATAATAAGATAAGGAAAGACTTTGTAAATAGGGTTGTTGCTGATGGTGGTGTTGTAGAAAGTTCAATGTGTATAAATGTTTTAAAATAAAATTATAAAAATATGTCAAATATACCAAGTATAGCAATGATACCTTCTGCTTATAAAAGTGGAAAAGTATATAGTGTTTTACCAAGTGATGGAAGTGCAGATTTAAACTTTGCAAGAGCATCAGAAGCAACAAGAGTAAATCAAAATGGTTTAATAGAAAAAGTTGGTAGTAATGTACCAAGAATAGACTACACAGATGGTGGTTGTCCAAAACTATTATTAGAGCCATTAAGTACAAACCTTATAACGCATAGTGAAGATTTTAGTAATGCTGTGTTTAATGCATTTAGAGGTGTTGTTAATATTAACGTAATAACAAGTCCGAAAGGAGATTTAACTGCTGATGAGTTTATTGAGGATAACACATCAAATACTCACGTATTAAGATACACAAGTTCAACTTTAACAACTGCATCTTACTCTGTATTTGCTAAATCAAAAGGGGGTAATAGAGGTTTAAGGCTAAATGCGAGTACAGATATTGATTATGTAGATTTTGATATTGATAATGGAACAAAGGTGCAAGAGGTTGGTAATGCAATAGGTAGCATAATAGATTATGGTAATGGTTGGTTTAGGTGTTCTGTTACCGTATCATCTGCAAGTGGCACAAGTTGGGATATAAGATTATTAAATGCAGGTACAGATAATTATTTAGGCGATAACACAAGTGGTATTTATATTTGGGGCGCACAATTAGAACAAAAATCTTATGCTACATCTTACATACCAACAAATGGTAGTACAGTAACAAGAAATGCAGAAACTTGTACAGGTTCAGGAGATGCTAATACGTTTAATGATAGTGAGGGTGTTTTATTTGGAGAGGTTAATTTTTTATCACCATCAGATACTTCTCTTTTAGAAATTAACGATGGTTCTGCAAATAATAGAGTTTCTATTTATTCAGATAGTGGAGTATTATCTGTTAATGCTTTTAATGGTGCAAGTAATACCTTAACAAGTCCTTCTACAGATATATTAAACTATAATAAAGTAGTTATAAGTTATAAACTGAATGAAGTTAAAATGTATGTTAATGGTATTTTAATTGGAACGGATAATGTCTTTAGTGGTTTTTCAGCGAGTTTAAGCAATATGGAAACTTCATTATCAGGGGGAGCAATACCTTTCTACGGAAACGTAAAACAAATCCAATACTTTGACACAGCATTAACAGATACAGATTTAGAAGAATTAACAAGTTGGACTTCATTTAACGAAATGGCACAATCACAACTTTATAAAACATATTAATATGGCAAATACATTAAAATTTGGTTCAGGACAATGGGCAACAAAAGAAGGCTCAACGTTAGCATATAATGATGAGAACGGAAACTTTAAACCTTTACCTTTTAACTTTGAAAGAAGCACAAGTGCTACAAGAGTAAATAAACAAGGTTTAATTGAAGTAGTTAGTAACAATGAGCCAAGAATAGATTTTAAAGATGATAGTAACGGTGCTTTATTGTTAGAGCCGAGTAGGAGTAATTTGGTAACGTATTCAGAAGATTTTAGTCAATCATATTGGAGTAAACTAAATTCAACAATTATAAGTAATCAAGCAATTTCTCCAAGTGGAAATTTAGACGCAGATAAATTAGTAGATAATACAGTAGATAATTCACATAGATTTATAGGCACAGGATTTTCAACTACATCAGTAAATTATACTGCCTCTATATTTGTTAAAAAAGATGAAATTAAATATGCTTATTTAAGAGTGAATGATAGTGGTGGTACATACATTTCAGGAACTTTTGATTTACAAGATGGTATTGTAACACAAGAGGAAAATGGAGATTTAAGTATAGAAAACTTTGGTAATGGTTGGTATAGAATTATAGGTACTGCAATATCAAATGCAAATGGGTTATCATATTTAGAATTACGAACATCAAAAACTCCAATTTATTCAAATTATATTGGCAATGGTTCAGATGGTTTGTACATTTGGGGCGCACAATTAGAACAAGGCAGTTACCCTACATCGTATATTCCTACATCTGGAAGTGCAGTAACGAGGTTGGCTGATACTTGTAATAATAGTGGTAATGACCAAGTAATAAACTCTAGTGAAGGTGTATTGTATGCGGAGGTTGTTGGGTCTTCAAATGATACAGTAAGATATTCAATATCTGATGGAAGTAATAGTAATAATATATACATTGAATTAAGTTCTTCTGCTGTTATAGCAGTCGGTAGATTAAGTGCTGTAAATCAATTTTCTATATTTAGTCCACAAACAATTACAAATTATAACAAAATAGCAATAAAATACAAGCAAAACGATTTTGCATTGTGGATTAATGGAGTTGAAGTTGGAACTGATACAAGCGGCAATACATATCCAACAAATACTCTTGATTCTCTTCAATTCAACAGAGGAGATGGTGGAGTAGGTTTCTACGGAAACGTTAAAGACGTAAGAGTCTACAACACCGCATTAACAGACCAAGAACTAATCGCATTAACAAGTTAAGCGTAACAATTACACCTATAATAACAACAAGAGTAAATCTTTACATAAGGAATACAATAAGATAAGAAAACAACGAAAAGTTAACATAATAAGACAAATAAGATAAGAAAACAACGAAAAGTTAACATAATAACTAATAGTTATAACCATAAGAGTAACAAATACACACGTTAAACTAACAAGAGTAAATAAATATAAATTATGAAAATAAACATTGGAAAATACGCTTTTGATAGCAAAGAGCAAGCACAAACTAAAATTAAAGGTTTAGGCGTAGAAACAGATGAAAATGGTAACGAATATCCAACACATAAGCATACTATTGTAGAGTTAGGACATATCGTTAAAGAACAAGGAGAATATGATGCTGACGGTAATGAAACAAAAGCAGCAGTATTATCTGATAAATATCACGTTAATGCTTTATTTAAAGGTTTAGATGACCATCCTTACGGTTGGAAGTCTTATGCAATTGATATAGACGATGAGGGTACACATTCTTTTTTAGGTTTAAGTTATACAAGTCTTAAATTCTAATGTATGGACAAGATTACAAAGATATTAAAGTATCTGTATATGTTACCTACTAAAATATCTTATGATAAGTTAGCACATTTCTTTGCAAGTACAATATTGCTTGTTGCTTTATTGTTTTTTATGAGAGCAGAAATAGCATACATTATTGTTATTTTAAGTGCTATATTTAAAGAGTTGTATTACGATTTGTATTTAAAGAAAGGTCAAGGAGATTTTATGGATTTTGTATTTTCTGTTTTACCGATATTAATTCATATATTATCATAATGTTAAGCTATGAAAGAATATCTAAACGCAATCGTAAGAATTGCACAATCTATAAAAGAGTTATCTCTGTCTAAAGTCTTCTTTATATTTGTATTAACAATAGTTATTATATTTAAAGATGACATATCTCATATAGTACAAACAAAGATATTCAATAAAGACGTTGTTGTATCGGGTTTAGGAAGTGGTATTGTAATAGAGAATGCTTTAAAAGAGTTATTAAAAGAAACTAAATCAGATAGAGCGTATATTTTTAGATTTCATAATGGAGTTAAATACTATGATGGAACACATAAGAATAAGTTTAGTTGTGATTACGAAGTTGTAAGAGAAGGAACATCAAGGGAAGCAATGAACTTACAAGATATACCTGTATCATTGTATATTAATTTCGTGAAAGATGTTATTGACTTAAATATGTTTCATTCTAACGTTAATAATATAGAAGACATAGCATTAAAAAGTTCTTTAAAAGCACAAGGTATAAAAGCATTAGGTATTTCACCATATTATAGAAATGGTAAATTAGTAGCTATGATTGGTGTTGATTATGTTAAAGAAGTACCTGATACAACAAGGTGGGAAGAAGATTCTGAAGCATTAAAGAAAGAGTTTTTAGAAAAAGTTAAGTTTATAGGTAATTTATTAGAGTAATGAGGTTAAGTGAAAAGCAACAAGAGTTTACAAAAGATGTAGCAAGTTTAATTGTTTATGCAGATACTATTGGTATTCAGCTAACATTTGGACACGCATATCGAGATAAAGAAACTCAAAGACGTTTAGTAGATAAAGGGTTAAGTAAAACTATGAATAGTAATCATTTAAAACGTTTAGCTGTTGATTTTAACTTTTTTATTAATGGAGAACTAACATACGATAAAGAACGATTAAAAGAACTTGGTGCTTTTTGGGAAAGTTTAAATGATAAGAATCGATGGGGTGGTAATTGGAAATTTGTAGATACACCACATTTTGAAAGACAAGAATAATGAAAAAGGTTTTATTTTTTTTTACTATTGGTTTTATTGTATTCGGTTGTACTTCTAAAAAGATTGTTACAGAGTATAAAGATAGGGTTGTCAAAGATACGATTTTCACCACTCGAACGATAAAAGAAGTAGAACGTTATACAGACACATTAACTGTTGAAGAACCTTGTGATAGTTTAGGTAATTTAAAGCCTTTTAAGCAAGTTTTAAAGATAAAGCAAGGCTCAATACTAATAGAAGGTAAAAACGATAGTATAACAGCTAAAATTGATTTAAACGGATATAAGAGTATATTAGATAAAACTTATAAAGTAAAGTATGAAAAACTATTAAAAGAGAGTAGTAAGGAAGTGGTTAAGTTTAAGACACCTCTTTGGATGTGGATAACAATAATCTTCCAAGCTATAGTTATTATTCTTTTAGTAAGGATTAAGTTCTTTTAGTGTATAAAAAAAATAGAGCCATACCTTGTATGACCCTATCTCTGACAACCTATGAAAACTAACAGATTTGTTAGCATTAAAAACAATCTCTATGCAAATATAAGTATTATTTATTTAAGTAATGTTAAGAAAACGTTAAATATGAAGTCAGAAGAAATAAAACCAAATGATGGTAGAAGAAATAACAGTAGGAAGAAATCAATACCATTAAGTAAAGTACCAGATAGAGAACGTAGTAATGTTCCTGCAAAGAATTATGCTAAGAAGAAAAGAACTAAGCAATACGCTAAGAAAGCATTAAAGAATGTATTTGGTAGTGAAGTAGAAGCATTTGAAGCACTTGCTAAGAAAGCTAAAGATACAGGTAATGTAAATGCTTATAAGATGTTATTTGACTATGCTTATGATGATGAAAAGGATGTTAAGCCTGTTACTAATAATGCACCTGTAATTAACTTCTTTGGGAGTAGTAATCCAACATTAGAGGAAAAGACTATTGATGTAGAACATAAAGAGGTAGATGATGAAGATTAATTCAATTATTTTTTGTATATTAGCGTTATGGAAAAATTTAGAATAGTCGAAGGACATAGTGATTACAGTGTTAGTAACAAGGGTAGAGTTTATAGTTATAAATCTGATAGGTTTTTAAAACCATCATTAAATTCTGATGGGTATTATCAATTAAGGCTTGATGGTAAATGCTATAAGGTTCATAAATTGGTAGCTATGGTATTTTTAAACCATAAATCTACAGGTAAGAATAAACATTTAGTTATAGACCATATTGATGGAGATAAATCTAATAACAATCTTGATAATTTAAGAGAAGTATCTCCAAGACGTAATAGAGAAAACTACACCTCAAAAATCAAATCGTCAAGTAAATATACAGGTGTTTGTTGGGATAAGTCGAGGAGTAAATGGGTTGCTTCAATAAAAATTAATGGTAAACAAAAAAACTTAGGTAGGTTTAATAATGAATACGATGCACATTTAACCTACGAGAATAAATTAAAGGAAATAAATGGCTAAGAAAGATATAAAAATTTGCGACAAGTACAAACCACTATGGACTTCTGATAGTAGATACTTTATAGTTTCTGGTGGAAGGGGAAGTTCTAAGTCTTTTAGTGTTTCATTAAGATTACTAACTTTAACTTACGAAGAAGGACACAAGGTATTATTTACAAGATATACCTTAACATCAGCACACACCTCTATTATACCAGAGTTTGTTGAAAAGATAGATTTAATGGGTAAAGGTCAAGATTTTAGAGTTACTAAAGATGAAATATACAACCTAAAAACAGGCTCATCTATAATTTTCAAGGGTATAAGGACAAGTAGTTCAAATCAAACAGCTGCTCTAAAATCTCTTAATGGTATTACTACATTCGTTGTTGATGAAGCAGAAGAATTAGATGATGAAGAAACGTTTGATAAGATAGATTTATCTGTTAGAGCAATTACTAAACAGAATAGGGTTATCTTAATATTAAACCCTGCGACTAAAGAGCATTGGATTTATAAGAGGTTCTTTAGAGATGCTTTAGTTACTGATGGAAGTAATTTAACAAAGAAAGGTGTTACATACATACATACTACTTATAAAGACAATAAGGCTAATTTACCTGATTCTTTCTTACAGACTATTTACAAGACTAAAAAGAATAACCCAAGTAAATACTTACACCAAATCTTAGGAGGTTGGAAAGAAAAGGCAGAGGGTGTTATTATAAAGAATTGGAGAGCAGGAGAGTTTAGGGAAACAGATATAACTTGTTATGGGCAAGATTTTGGTTTCTCTTTAGATGATACTACATTAGTTAAGGTAGCTGTAGATGTACCTGAAAGAAAGGTTTGGATAAAAGAGTGTTATGGTAAACCTAATCTATCTACAACTGATATAATAAGACTTAATAAGGCTTATGCAGGTAATAGCTTAATCATTTGTGATAATTCAGAACCAAGACTTGTAAGAGAGTTAAAGAATGCAGGACTAAATATTAAACCTACTATTAAGAAAGCAGGTAGTATATTAAGTGGTATAGCTTTAATACAAGACTATGAATGGATTATAGATAAAGAAAGTACAGGTATTATTAAGGAAGTAAACAACTATGCTTGGAAAGATAAAGGTACTGTACCTATAGATAAGTTTAACCACTTTATTGATGCTATTAGATATGCTATGATGTATTTGGTTCAGGGTAAAAGTTCAGGAATTTACCACATAAGATAGCTAAGTGAAACCCTCTCAAAAAGGGTTGAACGTATTAAACTTTTCTTAAACACTAAAAAATAAATATATCTCTTTTTTTTAAATAGCACCTTTTCCAATTCCACTTTGCGTTATCAATCACTTGACGACCCTCTTTGGGGAGGTCGTCTGCGTTAGACTACTTAATAGTAGTTCTAAAACA